CGCCAGTGGCGCTTAATGAAAAACTAAAAGGAACGGACTCATTCACTGTGTCCGCATGGATTGATCGCTATGAGGTTTATACAGCGCCGGAGTCTGTCGGTTAATACCTACAAGATTCGCAGTAATCAATTAGCGACCGTACGCGAAAAAATGGGGGAAATAATACTGGCAGAAGTAACAACCAGGCACATTGCCAAGTTTCTTGAGTCGTGGATAACCGAGGGAAAAAACACTATGGCGGGAGCAATGAGATCAGTTCTATCTGACATGTTCAGAGAGGCTATTGTCGAAGGGCATATTGTGAAAAACCCGGTGGAAGCAACCCGGATACCAGAGATTAAGGTGGCCAGGGAACGCCTGCAACTGGAAACGTATAACGCCACACGAGCGGCAGCAGAGCATATGCCTGCATGGTTCCCTCTCGCGATGGATTTAGCGCTCGTTACTGGTCAACGTAGGGAGGATATCGTAAATATGAAATTTAGTGATGTTTTTGACAACCGCTTATACGTAACTCAGATTAAAACCGGAATGAAAATAGCCATTCCCCTATCCCTGACCCTTGAGGCACCAGGGTTACGTCTGGGAACGGTTATCGATCGCTGCCGGCTGGTAAGCAGAACTGATTTCATGATCAGTGCAGGAATCAGGAAAAATAGCCCGACCGGGAATATTCACCCGGATGGGCTGACAAAGACATTTGTAAAAGCAAGAAAAGCCTCCGGCGTTAACTTCAGCAATAATCCACCGACATTTCACGAGATCCGAAGTCTGGCCGGGCGGCTGTACAAAAACGAGCACGGCGAGGTGTTCGCCCAAAAACTCCTGGGCCACACATCAGCGAACACCACGAAACTCTATCTCGATGAGCGTGATGATAAAGCTTATATGATGCTCTAATACTCCAATTTTTGTTGTGAAATAAATGTTAAATTTAATTTGATTGTGATATAACCAAAAAGACCGGAATACAGAAATTCGGAAAAATTTCGGATCATTGATTTTAATTAACTGATTTATAAGAAAAATAAAAAGAGACCGAATACGATTCCTGTTTACGGCAACAATTGATCTTTCTCTTTAAATTCATAGGGTTACATATTAATTAAATGATTTTGACGATTAGAATACGTTATTTTTAATTCTAATAGATTCAATTAGTTATCACTTTTTACGTTTTAATTCGGTCGTATTTCGGGCCATTTTGCGTATAAATCCCCCGACCAAACAAACTCACTGCCCAATACATCACTCGACCTCTTCCACTGGTGGCCTCCCGATGCCAAATGCCCATGTAGACAAAGGCTTAATAATGATGCCAACAAAAGCGATCACGAAAAGTTGAACAGATGCCTGGTTTCAGATTAAACACATTGATTAGTCATTCTTAACCAGTAGAATCCGCCGCGACTGGCAACCATTCAATACTCGCACTATCGAACAATCGCCAGTTTTCCGCAGCCCGTTCCTGCATACGACGTGGCTGCGGAACCGCCATACCGAGCAGTCGTCAAACATCCCGGATCGCGCATCGTCAACGATGCAGGTGATCGTGAACAAGATATAGTTTTCCACAGTTCGTACAGGATAGGCCTCCTTATTGCTGCCTTCGCAGTGACAGTAACTGTCCCTGTGCTTTCACGTCCTCACCTACCATGTTCCCGATAAGTTAATTATATGAGTGTATAGGGGCTATTCGGCCATGGGCACAACCTCTAAATCTGAAGGAAGTTCATCAATAGATACAATAATGAACATTTATTTAAAGATCTTTGTAGTCAGTCCCTGTTAGGTTGTCGTAACATAAGAATATCGTTTAATTTTGAATACAGACAAAGGTGATTGATTATGAATGTTGGACATGTGGCTACAGAAAAATTCTGTACAACTGAAGTGAGCGCCTGTAACAGCCAACAGAATACTTCAATTGATTTATCCTCCTGTATTATTAATGCTGCTTCAGAATGTACAGTTTTTGTCAGAACAATAATAAAGAAATCGGACAGTTATGATGCTATGCAAATTGACAGGCTTAAAATTGACATGCAGGAAAAATACGATACTCTTAATTTACAAAGAGAACATCACAAGAAATTCCTGCAAGCTATAAAAGCAAACTCTTTTGACAGATCTATGATTGAAAGACCAGAAAACCCAATACCTCTGAGTCTAATATATTCTTCCATTGATTCAATAAAATATAACACAGGGAACTGTGCTGATATGTCGCTAATTTTAGGTGCGATTATTGCAAAATATATACCACAAAGGCTAACTGGAATAGGCTTTTCGAAAAATAATGTGTTTGATGCCAGAATAAGCACATCCCTTATGTATAATAGCGCGTCAGGAGGGAATCATGTGGTCGTTCTTTTGACTTTTACTGATTCAAAAGGAATATCGGAGTATATACTTGACCCCTGGCTAGATGCGCGCATTTTCAAAAAAGAAGAGTCATATGAAATTTATAAAAACAATAGCAACAAATATATCAATGAAAATCATTGCTTCGAAGTATACGATAAATTTTCTGCTATAATGAATAGCGCTGAATATATAGAAGCTATCGCAAAGACAATAAATAATTTATATGGAGTTAATCTTGATAAAATTCAGTTAACCAATCCATTTGAGTTTATATAAATAACTCTTACAAATGATTAATGGAGTATTACTTTTCCATGAATGGCATCAAAGGCATGTTACTCGCCGGAAATTTTCTGTACAGCGTCGACAGTCCCACTGTCATAAATGATCGCTACACTTTATTACCATCAGTTCGCTCTTCTTTCATCATGGCTTGCTCAATAGCGATATGGGCGGCTTCCTGTTTCTGATTCCAGATGCTATCCGGTGGTATTTCAACCCGAACGGAAACGAACGAATCAGCAGGAATATCAACCGGGTCTCCATTGGTCAGCCCATCGATTTCATTTCTTGCAAAAAAAGGGGCATCTGAGTGTGTGCGGTGACATGTTTTTACCAGAACAGTTGCTGGAGGCGCAGGATCCCGACAGGAATTGTGAAGCCATATTCAACGAGCAGGGAACGAAGCTGGTTGGCCAGAGCCGTTCTCTGCTCAACCATTAGTTGACACGTGTTTCGAAGTGCCTTGATATCCTGCTGTTCTGTGGTTTTTACAGAAACAAAATGAATATCCGGGCGAAGCGCTGTCTCGCAAATTGCCAGATCATCGTTGGCATCGTTCTTCTGGCTGCGGACAAAGGCTTTCACATGTTGTGCAGGAATCAGTCTCACGGGGTATCCCATAGCACTGAACGTTCTTCCCCAAAAATGACAGGTTGAACAAGCCTCCATAGCGATAAGCATTCCGGGCTCGAATTGTCGAACGGTATCCTGCAATCTGGAGCGTGAGATTTTTTATTCCATGCGACGTAGCCATCATTCATCCAGACGCAGACCTGAAAAACAGATTTGGCAATATCGATACCAACAACTCTGATCGCATTCATATGATGTTACTCCTGGATTAATGCAGTCAGTAAAATTATGGCACTGACTACTTTAGGAAGGGGAGTCCATCACATCACTACAGTCTTGTAGACCGAGCTGATGCAACGAAGCCAGCCTAGCCAGTCACCTGTAATTTGTTGAGAGGACGGGGCCTGCGTACCATGAGCAAGATAATCTTCTAAGACTATGAAGTTTTGATGGAATATGTCTTAATATGCACAAAGGTATATTGCTTTTGATAGGTATACTCCTTCAATATATACGTGCATTTATAGAAATGATTATTTAAAGGAGTAGTAAAATATGTTCTTAACCTTTTCTAATGTGGCAATAACTTCAGATAACCGGATAGACAAATTATCTGAAAATGATTTAGAGCTTATTCGTGACACAGCTATACAGAGTGGCGGAAGGAAAGTACAGATACAATTACGTGATTTAGTATATGAAGTAAGCAATCGTTCTGTTGCAGGTGATTTATTCGATGTTACTCCTTCAGTTAATTCTGATACAGACCGAGCCTTGTATAGGGAGCGTTGTCCGGAATGGCTTGGAAACGCTATAAGGTTAGCAAGGCAATTAAATGATGGACTGAATATTTCGCATGAAAATGATTCAAATATGTCGACCACATCATTCTCAAATGGCAGACAAGGGTTAGTTGCTCAAAGTTTACCAGGAGCGCCTGCTATTTTTCATAAGCAACAATTAGTAGATAAGGTTGATTTATGCAGTTTCTCACCAAACGTTGATGAACTTTCATGTTCGGAAGACGATTTAACATGCCCTTTAATGTTAATTATTCCTGAAAAAGGCGTTTTTATGAAACCAAACCCAGAGTCAGATATATGTCAATTATTTGATGAAACAGCACTTATCCAACTTATTATTGACGGTTCCGTACATCCTTTTAGTAGGGTTCCGCTATCAGCAGACATGATAATACATAAAAATGAATGTTATTTCGATACTACAAAAGGTAATTTTGTAATTCCATAATTTAAACATTATTTTTATTAACATCATTACCTTTTACAAGTAACACCTTTATAGCCAGAACGGTCCTATTGGAGTTATGGATATATACTATCCATAACTCCAGACTACATCCAGCTTTACTTAGTAGGTTCAAATCTACTGATTAAATACAAAAGATATAAGGAAATATCAATATGCCAAGACCACTACATTCGAGTGCACAATCACCAAGCGATCCCCCTTTATCTTCACAAACCAGTGCCATTGCAGGTAGAGATACAATAGAGACTGAAAGTGCTAAAATGATCATCAGAAATAAACGCTTAACTCTATTCATAACCCCTCCAACTTGAAAATAAAACCCCAATACAGGACTTGAAAAATTCAATATCACCTGTTCTTAACAAAGAATTTACTTTAAGAAAAAATGATAAGCATAACATTTTTTATTAAAGTAAATTCTCACTCAACAAACTTAATTATTATATTCAATGACGATGAAGCATGAACTATGCTGGAAATGAAGGAAGTCAACGGTAAGGGTAATCTAAATATTCACGGGTGATATTATGAGATATCGTATATTTTTACCATTTCTTCTGGTGTTGTCGGCTGCAGCTTTTTCGACATCTGCCACGGCTGCTAGTGACTCACCCCCCCCACCGGATAATACAAAACATTCCTCCAGTAGATGGCCAGAAATCCCATGGGCTCTTATCGGCATGAGTCAGGAATGGTGTAATCAGTACCCACCAGATATTCTGAAGCCACCAGACTGGTGCCAGATATGTCGTTGTTAGTATACTGAATATTACTTCAGGCTGGCATATTTTATTGACGCCAGCCTGATTTTTCACAACTTCATATTACTGGCTTACAGGCACATCAGGCCAGTCAGGATTTGATGTATCTACCCGACTGACCAGGACGCTGTATTTTTTCATTCGTCGAGCTGCACTTTCTCATCGTCTGTTGCGATTCTAGGATCAATGGCATCCTGACTCATCTGTGAAAAATTCTGGCTTGGCTGGTTAATTACCCACAGTGGGTTTCAATGTATAAGAACAGAACTATTATCAGTAATATTTATATACTTGTTGAAGTATTATACAGCATATACCAATGAAAATAAGATTGCTTTTGCGTCGGATGATGCTTCAATTGATCTTAAACACAACTTATGATAATAATCAGTTAATTATAAATATTCTCAACTAAATGTATATTACTATCCATAAAAGGTTCATACTGTTTTGTGATTCATTCTGACTATTATCACAACACATTAAAGCGAGTAAAACCAATTCCTTGCAACTCATAAATATTTTTCAGGAGTAGATCATGAACACTTTAGACATATCCTCATACCCACCTAACTTACTTTCAGATATAGAGATTATTTATGGTAAAGCGTTACTACAACTCATCATGGAGTCTAAAAAAATCAACAGTGAGAATCTTATCTCGCTGTTACAAAATGCACAAAAAGAACAGCAATGGCTCGAAGATAAAGAACCATTATCTACTGCCCTGAAAATACTGGATAAATCATGAAAAGCAGCATTACATTTTCATTTTTACTTGTGCTTACAGTTATAATAACAGGATGCTCGTCCGGTAAGAGTAAAGGTGATTATAGCCTGGTGGATGGAATATACTTCTGGGGCCAGGATATAAGCGTATTTCAACCATGCCATACACACCAGATATACTGGCTTAACGGAGAAAAAAACACACTGAGAAGCTTAAAAAAGCATCACAACACAAATAAAAGTGTCTATGCTTCGCTGATCGTGCATAACGATGGGTATCAGGACAAAGGGCCTTCAGGCACTTATGATGAAACTCTTATGCTTGAGAAAATTATTAGTATAGACAATAGTGAAAACCACGTTGACTGTCTGAACTTTATAATTCCCAGTAAAAAAACACAAAGTTACATCCAAAAATGAACTTTCCGGATAAAAAATTGTCAAAGTAATATACATAATAAAATGTACTTCTGAGGATATATGGACAATACACTGATAATAATTACCATGCTTATTATATTCAGTATTTTTAGCTGTGCTGTAATCAAAGTAGGAATAGGTATATCAAATAACCCGGACAAAACTGATGAGTAAAAATCAGCATTTTCTGAATTAATGTCCCTACCTTACTATCAAAAATTAACAACGTTTTAAGGAATATTTCTTAATGAAATCAAAAGATACTTTAAAGTGGTTCCCCTCTCAACTTCCTAAAGTTCGTATTATCCTGGGTGATGCTGTAGTGGAAGTAGCGAAACAGGGCAGGCCTATCAATACCAGAACATTGCTTGATTATATTGAAGGAAACATAAAGACCAAAGCATGGCTGGATAACAAAGAACTACTACAAACAGCAGTATCAGTTCTTAAAGAAAACCAGGATATGAATGGGAAGATATAATACATTCCAAAAAGGAGATAACCCAGACAAAATTTCACCGCCTGACCATCACCTGTTATCATTTAATTATAAAGCAATCAGACAAACAATTATCAACTTCTGTAAGAACGTCTACACTCTCTTTTACTCAGTCTGGACAACATGTTACTTGTCTCTTACAACTATCAGAATAAATATATATCACCAGTTAATATAGAAAAAATAGTTTTCTTTTAGATAAACGCTCTCTTTTCATGCTATACTCGCCCCAAATCAATAAAATTCGGAAAACAGGATGTCCTATACCTTATTTTACTCACCAGGAGCAGCCAGTTTTGCAGTCCACTGGATGTTGTTCGAACTAAAAACGCCATTTACTGCTCAACTCGTTGATATTGAAAGTGGTAATCAACGCTCCCCTGAATATCTCAGTCTTAATCCTGTTGGTCGGGTGCCTACCCTTATCGTTGATGGAAAACCAGTGACTGAATCAACGGCTATTTTGATGCTTCTTGCCGAGCGCCATCCTGAATCTGGCCTTGCACCTAAACCAGATACGCCTGAGCGTGCAGAATGGCTGGAACTGATGATATATATGGCAAATACATTACTTCCTTCAATGCGAGACTGGTTTTACGCCGATAAGGATGGTAGTCTCGAAGACGCTGACGCTATTCGTACCCTGGCCCGTAGCCGTATTGAGGAAGCCTGCGAATATTTAGATAAACGTCTGGCAAATCAACAAACCTATCTGGTGGGTGACAGACTGACTACAGTAGACTTATTAGCGACAATGTTGATGCGCTGGACACGCAACATGCCAACCCCAGCCATGCAATGGTCACACCTTGCCAGTTACATTTATCGAATGAGAGAACTCCCTTCATTTTTACAGACTCATAATCAAGAAAAATTAGAGGGATGGTTAAATTCATAGTTCATTTGGTACTCTGGCGTAAATTACAAGAGTAAAAGCTCTGAACCTGAGTTTCATATATGCACTCCCTCCCCGTTATGTAATTAGTCCCTGCTCATACAACACTAAGTTCTGAACTACCGTACTAATATTTTACTGACTGACCGGAGAAACCAGCCAGTCAGTAGTTATTACTGTGGTAATGCTGGCCACCTGATTGCTATGAAGGTGGCCTCATCTGGAACGGCTGTTAAATCCAGCGTTTTAAGCGCCCTGATATACGCCATCCATTGAGTCAGATTTTCCTTATCGTCGTCACTGATTTCACCCAGTGCCAGTTCAGTTCGCCAGTCGGCAATGGTGCTGTTAGCTCCATCCAGTAGTTTCTGTCGGGTGGTTTCGGCCTTAGCCTGATAGTCAACGGGAACAGCCAGAACAGTGCCGTTCGAATATTTCCAGCCGCCATAGATATTAAATCCGACTGGTAGTTTATTGACCTCAACAACCGAAAAACCTGCCGGATAAAGGCGCGATACATCTTCGGCTACAGAACGTATTATATTTTCGGAGTCAATGCACAGCTTATATTTTTTGGTGAATTTACTCAGTGATTCGTAAAAGTCCTGACCATCTTCACTACGAAAATACAGAAAGTTGTTATCGTAGTCCTGGTCGTCAGGAATGTATCTGGTTACGTTTTTTAACTCCATTATATTTACCTCAATTATCCATTAATTGTACGCCAGCCATTACCCACCCACATTTGCAGTGGTCGATACGCAAATGTCACACCGTATGCCGTTGTTGGGTCATGTCTGGCCTGTGTCAGGAAACACCCTGCGGGAGCCTCATTAGGTCCATATTCATCTACTTTACCAGGCCATACAGGAGCACCGCGCTGGATATTCTGTACGTAACGATTATCTGACTCACCTTTTGTATATACGTTTCCTGATGATAAATAACGGGCGTCAAAATTACCGTAATTATCCGGAATAACTTGTCCATTAACAACAAACTGAATACTGCCATCAGTATTTCGCTGGCTGTATAAATGCCATCCCTGGTCGTCGCCAAGTTCAATAACTGTTGGGCGGTTTCCTCCGTCGCCCCACAAATTAAACCCGGCATTTAGTGCTGAATTATTAGTACTCGTCAGTGACAGTTTTTTTCCGTTGCCTGCGCGAATAGCTCCCAGAACTATCATTTCACCGGGAGCGACACGAACGGTGTGCTGGTTATTCGCAAATATATCCAGTATCCCGTCACCATTCTGTTTAAGCCCTGTATCGTTATCGCCGAATACAATCGAATTACCGCCAAGCGCATTGTCTGTGCCAATACCCAGCGGGCCATTCAGTCGTCCCCCACTAACTGACAGTGCCTCAACGTCACCGGCTGTGGGTTTCATCAGACTGTTAAACAGTGTATATGTCTGACCGTTCGTAGCGTTAGCCGGCTTTGTTTCTGAAAATTCAGGACTGGTGTGTAGTATTACGCCAGCGTTACTGGTGCAATCGTACTGTGCAATTAAACCGTAGGCATACCGCCCGATATTAATATAAATATCGTAGCTATCACCTGATGTGTTAATCCAGGCGATCTCGTTAGCAGCGGCAGGTGAACGTCTCCATAATGTGGCGGTAATCCCGACCGGGGAACCATTACCGGCACGCAGTACCAGTTCACTGATTGCCGCTTGCTCAAATGACCCAACGTTAAACCCCGACCCACCGTACAGTTTAATCACCGCAGTTGATGTGGCCTGTGGCATGAAGACCGTGGCAATTTTAAACCATCCCGATTCACCAAATGTAACGCTGGTAGAGGTTACAGCGCCGATAGTTCTAGCAAATTGTTTTTTGTCAGGAATATCAGCACCGTTCTGGTCTTTTTGCAGGGCGCCAGCGGCACGATTTATGGTTTCCCGTAAACCAACGTATTCGATAAGACCATCCACGCTCTTTCCTGACAGCGCCGTCAGTGTATCGTCCAGCGGCTGCTTGCCCGCCAGTTTATTCAGTACTGTGGTGGCAAAGTTCGGATCGTTTCCTAACGCGTCAGCCAGTTCCTGCAGGGTGTCCAGTGACTCAGGTACGGAACCAACCAGCGCGGCAATCAGTTTGCGGACAAACTCCGCGTTTGCTGTCTGAAGTCCTTTAGCGTCATCTGGTGGCGTCGGTGTGGTCGGCGTTCCAGTGAATGCCGGGCTGTCCAGCGGGGCTTTGGTCTGTACCTCACCCATAACGGTTTTTACCGCTTTTGGCGTGGCTGCCAGCACTTCACTGTCACTGTCCGCGGCGCTGCTTAACTTAACGATACCTTTTTTCGTCAGGCTGGCATCTTCCAGGGAAATCACGTCCGCGATATCTTCTGCCCGTTTTGCGGCCTCTTCTGCTCTGGTGGCTGCTGCTCCGGCAGCAGTACTGCTTTGCGCCGCCAGTGATGCGCTGGTATCAGATGCAGCGGCGTGAGTGGATGCCGCCGATGCTGATGACGAGGCGGCTGTTGCGCTGCCCGCTGCTGTACTTGCTGACGTTGCTGCGTTTGTCTCAGATGTTTTTGCTTCGGCTGCCGATGCGGCTGCCACCTTTTCCGACGCTGCCGCCGCAGTGGCTGACGCGCCAGCCTCACCGGCACTGGAGGCGGCCTGCGTTTCTGACGTCTTCGCAGCGGTTTCGGATGCGCCGGCACGCTCTGCTGATGCCTGCGCCGCCGTCGCGCTGGCGGCTGCGGCAGTAGCAGAATCGCCGGCGGCAGTACGGGAGGCATCTGCATTCGCTTCAGATGTTTTCGCTGCGGCTGCCGATGCGGCTGCCTCCGTTCTGGCCGTGTCAGCCGACGCCGCGCTGGCTGATGCCTCCCCGGCTTTTGTGGTCGCCGTACCTGCGCTGCTCTCCGCAGACGCTGCGGATGAGGCTGCCTGTGTGGCTGATGCTTCTGCCGCTCCGGCTGCATTCACTGCTGCCGTGGCGCTTTCCGCTGCCTGGCCTGCTGATGTCTGCGCCTGTTCAGATGCCTGGCCTGCAGCGGTGGCATTCCTCAATGCCTCCGATGCCTGGCGGGCAACTTCTTCCACCATCGCCTCAAAACGCCGCAGCGCCTCCGGGCGGACGTCGTCTTCCGTCATGGCCCCCAGAAAATCATTCAGGGTGCCCGGCTTTGAATCATCGTAGACCGTAATAACCCCGGCATGTGACGGGGGATACCCTTCCACCAGGAGTGTGACAGCGTACTGCCCCTGCTCCACATCCATGCTGTAGCGCCCGGCGTCATCCGGATTTTCCGATGCCACCGTATTCACGACCACCGTCGTACTGGTCCGGCAGGCCTTCAGCTGAATGGTGCAGTTCTGTACCGGCGTTCCCGCACCATCTTTCAGTACACCGGAAATAAGTACTGGCATATTGCCTCCATAAAAAAGCCCGCCCGCAGGCAGGCTTCAGATTCATTCACATCTCAGCACTGATTATCCGGGTCACGTAAATACGCCGGCAGCGAACACTGGACGCTCCGCGTGATTGTTTTGCCCTTTGCCTCGCGGTGCTGTTTCTGCCCGCGGTCAGTGCCGGTATAAATCCGGGTCTGGTTTTCAATATTGCTGTTACCGCTTCCCCTTCCGTTATCGGCAACGGCAGCAGTGGAAAATAAAACGGACAGGGAAACCCCTGCCGCCAGCGAAATTACGCGCGACATAGTCATATCTGTTCCTTATTAAACGAAAAGGACCGGAAATCCGGTCAGTTTGTGAAGTTGTTCCCCGATCGGGAAACCATCACCAGCGGCCAGACGGAAGCTTCAGTGGTGTACTGCCCGCCAACCCTCAGAGAGACGCTGATATCCACGGCCGGTGAAGTGGTGTAGACCGAAAAAACGACGGTCTGATACATGGCCGGAATCCCTGCGGTATACGGCATAACCTCCGCCGTTTTCACCTGGCCGTTAATATTTATCGTGACGGTGATGGCACCGGCGCCACCGTTACGCTCACAGTTAGCCATCACCGTGATGGTTTTCCCTATCTGATAGGTGGCGCTGTCGGTATACCGTGTTGAGGTGCTGCGTTCGTCGTTCGTCGCCCTGATGCTCACGCCCTGCATGACTTTTGAGCCGCAGATATCACCGACAAACTCTCTTGCTTCTATCACGCCAGAAAACTTACCGGAGGTGGCATTGATTTCTCCCGTAAACGAGCCAGATACAGCGTTGATATGGCCGCTGATATCCGCATTTTTCGCAGTCAGCTTTCCATCCGGCGTCAGGGAAAATGCCGGAGGATTCCCGCCACTGGTAATGGTCGGCGCGCTCAGGTATTTCAGGAACGCCTCATTCATGATTATCTGGTCGCCCTGCATGACGAATCCGGGCGTCTCGTTTCCGTTTGCCGGGTTAATATAAGCAATGCGATCCGCCGCCACCAGGAACTGGCTTATCTTCCCGTCAGGCGTGTCTTCCATGCTCAGTCCAAGTCCGGCCACATAATATTTGCCGTCTTTGGTCTGCTCTATTTTGACGCCCCACATGGCGTTCCATTTATCGTTAGCGTCCTTCCACTCCTTCGAAAACTGCTGCAGTTTGCTGGCGTTATCCTCCGTCAGATCTACTTTTTCCAGCAGCTCCTTACCCAGGTGACTTTCAGTTATCTTCCCTTTGAAAAAATCCAGATAGCCTGCGGCATCGTTGCTGGCCTGCCCTTTAGCCTCCACGAATGCTGATTTACCGACCTGATTCACAGCCCGGATATAGAAGTAATAATCCTTGCCGGGTTTGATACCGCTACTGGCCGCAATCCAGTACAGCGCCGTGCCAAGATAACGCGCACCGGCTTCCACCTGGCGGATATCCGTAATCTGCGCGTCTGAAAACCAGAACTCATACTGCACCGTCGGGTCGTATACCGCCTGGCGCGGTGTGGCTGTAATCTGGAAATAGCCGGGCGTGAGCTCAATAAATGATGGCGCCGCCGGAGCCGCGATGCTGAACTGCGTGCTGGCCGGTTCGCCCTGCTGCCCCTGGCTGTTCACCGCCCGCACCGTCAGGGTGTAGCGCCCCGGCGTCAGCCCCCGGAACCGGTACTGCGTATCCGGCGTTCCTGCGCTGCTTACCAGCCGGTCACTGCCATCTTCCGCCGCCACGTTCAGGCGCAACGAAAAAGAGACACCCTTAACGACTCGCGGTGTGTCCCAGCGCGCCAGTACCTGATACTGTCCCTCCTCCGCCAGAATTTCCGTGGTCAGATGCTGTATCGCCGGGGGAATGGTGCCGTGAATCGTTCCGGGCTGCGGGTCGAACGATGCCCCGTTGTCCACAATCGATTCTTTCTCCGGCACATGTTGTACGGCGGTGATGGCATACGTTCCGTCGTCGTTTTCCCGGACAGCCACGCACCGGAAGAGGCGCTGGCGCAGCGACGGCAGTTTCAGCCCCCAGACGCTGTATTCCGCCACACCGTCCGGTATCCGGCTGACCTGAACCTGCACACCGTCGGTAACAGACTGCACGTCCACGCTGACCGGCAGGCCTTCGCCATCCACCAGGCTTATCAGCGTGGTGCCGGACGACGGCAGGGTAATCTCCCGGTCAAGGGTCAGAATGCGACGGTCGCGGTCAACGGACAGAATCCGCCCGCCCAGGCTGACCCCGGCATAATCCTCGTCGCAAACCTCAATCACATCACCGGGAACGTGGCGCAGCCCCTCCGCACCCACACTAAAATCGACCGTCTGGGTTTCCAGCAGCTCCGTTTTTATCAGCCACAGCCCGGCGCGGTGCGCCTGCCCGCGACTGGTACAGCCAAACGCATCCATTTTTACCAGATTGCGTCCGTAGTGACTGATGGCGACCGTGTCTTCCACCAGTTCCGTGGACGTCTGCCAGCCATTATCAGGGTCAGTCCAGTTCACCTCTACCGCATTATGGCGGTCCTTCCGCGCACTGAAGCTGTAACGGAACGGTGTACCCTCATCCGGCATCACCACATTGCTGCGGGTATAGGTCCAGACTGTATCCGAGGGCCTGTCCTGCACGAAGGTCAGCCTCTGTCCGTTCCACACCGGCATACAACGCATGGCGGAGCAGAAGTCGGTCAGCACATCCCACGCCTTACGCTGCTGCGCCAGATACGCATTAAAGGTCATACGCGGCTCTGTCCCGCCGAATCCGTCAGGGACCATCTGGTCGCAGTACCGGCCAATGGCATACAGCGCCCACCGGTCCACGTCCGCCGCGCCGATTCGCTGTCCCATGCCATAACGGGGATGTGTCAGCATATCCCAGAGACACCACGCCGGATTATTGCTGTATGCAGGCTTGAACGTGCCGTCCCAGATGCCGCTGTAGGTTCGCGCTACCGGATCGTAATTCGACGGCACATGAATAATCCGCCCGAAAAAATGGTAATTTCGCGTCACCTGCTGGCTGCCGAACTGCTCAGACTCCACCTGCAGGCCAGTCACGGCGGTGTTGGGATAGCGCTGCCGGACATCAATAATCTCGGTATACGACGACCAGACCGTGTTGTTCTGTAACTGGTCAGTGGTACTGTCTGCCGTCACACGTACCATCCGGATACCGAATGGCCGGGGAGGGAGATTATCCACTATCACCGAGGCCAGATACTGTGTGGTGGTTTTCCCGGTAATCGTAATCTCTTTTTCCACCACCCACTGACCATAGCGCTCCAGATGGATTTGCAGCCTGACGGATGTCGGATTACGGTCGCCCTTGCTGTTGGCCTCCACCAGTGACTGCACGCCGAACGTAAAACGCAGGCGATCAATATTTGCAGCCGTGATGGTCCTGGTCACCGGATTATCGTGTTTAACCTGCACGCCGAGCACCGTCTCGGCGCCGGACGATTCAAATCCCTCCAGCGGGGTCTGTTCCTGCTCACCGACGCGGTATACCACCTTCACGCCGTGGATATTCGTGTTACCGTCGCGGTCCACCACCGGCGTCTGGTTTACCAGAACACTGTGCAGACCGTTCACCGGGCCTTCTATCGGTCCCTCGCTGATGGCATCGATGACGCTCAGCAGCTGCGTGGATTTCAGGTTATCCGGTGCCTCGCGGGGCGTATGCCCTTTTCCTCCGCCCTTTCCCATTTATTACCCCGTAAAACGACAAAACCGCCCGGAGGCGGTTCTGTCTGAATCTGTTCTGTTGTCAGCGGCCAATCACCACAACCTGACCACCATCTCCTTCATCAGCGGTACTGACTTCCTGGGAAATCACGCGTGACCCCACCTGCATCTCGCCGTACAGCACCGGCAACGTGTTACCGTTGGCAACCATATTATCCAGCGACGAGAAATACGTGTTCTGCCTGCCGTTATCGGTCTGCCTCATTTCGGACATTTTAGGTTTTGGTGCCAGCATCTGCGCCACACCGCCCAGAACCATCGACGCCCCGGTCATATACATACCGGATACCGCCGCCGCTCCCAGCCAGCCTGCCGGGTTCCACCAGGCAACGGCAATCAGCGCCGCACCAAGCACCGCCTGAAACACCCCGCCAGATTTGGCCCCGGCCAGACGCGGCACAATATGAATCACCGCGCCAGGCGGCAGCGGGTCATGCAGGCTGGTTGTCAGGGTATCAGCCGTAACATCGTCTCCGGCTATGCGTACCTGATACCAGCCGTCGTTCAGTTTCTGCCGGAGACCGGGCAACTGTACCGCCAGTGCCCGGACAGCTTCAGCACCACTGGCTACCTGCAGGCTGACGCGGCGGCAAAATCGTTGCAGATCCCCGTAAAGGCAGATGCGCGCCATGCCCGGTGTCGCCAGATGGAGTGCGTGCGTCGTTGCCATTTGTCGGTATACCTCTCACGTTTACTCAGTTGTTCAGGAATATGGTGCAGCAGCTCTCCGTCGCCGCAGTAAATCGCTGCGTGGTTCGGAACGGAGGAGCCAAAGCAGCAAATCAACACGTCGCCGGGCTGCGCACTGGCTGCGCTGACACGGTAAAACCCCGTCGTCTCCAGATTATCCAGATAGAGATTGTCACCATGCCGCCACCAGTCGTCGTCCCGGTGAAAATCCGGCATATCAATCCCCGCCAGATGATAGGCATCACGGAACAGCGTGTAACAGTCAAAAACCCCATGTTTAAAATGCCGTCCGGTCAGGTGTGGCACACAGCGGAATTTATGTACCTGGCCGGCGCATACCAGCCACCACGGCAGGTCGCTTTGAACCTGCAGCCTGCGGTCCACATCGCTCAGATACGGCTGGCCGCCAGGATGGCTGTGAACCAGCGCCACAATATCCCCCTGCGTTTCAGCCCTCAGCCAGTCCTCCGGCGCCATACGGAAATAATCCTCCGGCGCGGCAGAAATATTCACACAGGGGAGATACCGATCTCCCGCCTGTGTTCTCACCACGAAGCCGCACGACTCCGCAGGCGCACACCGTCGGGCGTGCGCCAGAATATCCTGTTCTTTCATGATGATTTACTGTGAAAGTTTATTAATGGAGAGGAAACCGCCAAAGTTTCCGGTATTGTCACGCAGGGCGCATCCCCGGGCGCAGCGGCTGCAGGCATCTTTTGCCGGATCGGCGGTAGGGTTATCAAATTCATCTGCGACAGCCGGTCCCGTATAACCGCATTCGTCAGAGCGGTATATCCATGTACAGGTATTGGCCAGCATAATTCGCCCGGGGAAGACACATCCGTCCGTTTCAGTCGGTGTTGCCAGGACAAATGTCGCACTTACCGCCGTCAGATCACTGCACTGCTCGATCACCCAGCGGCTTACGGATTCCTGCTCCGGGTCGGCCTCCTGGTTGCCGCTGTGAAAATTAACGGCATCGAGAAACCGGGCATACACTATCCTGCGGATGACCGTCGCTCCAACCAGGCTATGCAAATCCTCCACCATTCCGGTCACCATACCGTAAAGATTGGATACCTTCAGTGACGGGCGCGCAGCTGCGCCTTTGCCGTTCATTTCAAATCCGCTACCCTCTACAGGATAAACATCATATTTCCGTCCCTGCCAGGTAACCGCCTCCCCCTTTTCATTCGCCTCGTTACAAAAAAAATAACGATCCCCGCCAGACTGCGTCAGATCGATTTCCCACAAAGTGATCCTGGCGGACTGCGCCAGTTTAGCGGCTTCGTTCAGCGTATCCTGCGAAATCTCCTGCATCACTCCTCCTCAGATAACAACCTGTTCAAAAGTCGTGGTCACAGTCACCCAAAGAGAGCCAACGCTAATCGACCATTTGCGGCAAATCACCCGAATTTGTGTCCAGGTATAAGGCGGTGTCCAGAGAAAGGATTTCACTCCACCGTGGCGGGATAAAAATGCCTCAAGGTTCTGATGTTCTCCCTTACGAATCCGGACCGTTACGTTATACTTCGCCAGATGGTTGTTCAGCCCGGCTGGACGCCGTTGTTCATACCCGTCACCCAGTTTTATGGAGGTGACTTTTGGTTCTGATTCCACTGTCATATCAGGGCGGATCTTCCAGTTAAATGTTTCCATTGTTATCGCCCTCCTCCAGCAATACCCCCGTCACGCGACTGCTGTTGCCAGAAATCAATGGCGGCTTTTTTTCCAATGTTATATACGGCCTGTAATGCCTGCGGACCAATCTGTCCGTTGCCGGCGTCGTTGTGGATTTCAATGTTGTACTCAGGCGCAAACATCGCCATCCCTCCTGAACCGGCTGCCACGACACCCAGCTTACCGTCAGCACCACGACGAAGTGGTAATATTGCCTCCGGTCCTGCCTCGCCCATCACCCCGGCACCTTTGGCAAAAGCAAAAAATGTCGGGCGATTAACAATGCTGCCGCTGTACTGGCTGAGTCCTGCCGAACGGTACACGCCGCCGTCCGCATTCGGAATAACCGACAGCGCCGCAGAACTGTATGCCCCTGATGGTGTACTGCCGCCTGCCGATGTGCCAAAGCCGAACATTGCCAGCACTGAACCCAACAGTTTAGAAGCCGCAATACGTGCCTCCATTTTTGCAAGGTCAGCCAGGATGGAGACCGTCAGGCTCCGGAAACTGCCCTTTCCGGTCACGGCAAAATTCGCGATACTGTCCGCCATGCCGTTAAATGCGTTTGTGAAAACGTTCTCCGTCATGCCTGCCACATTGCCGCCCTGCGCCAGAAAGTTATCCAGCGCCCGCGACGCCCCCAGCGTCCAGTCTCCCTGCGCAGCGTCAACTTTCGCATTGTAATCCGCCCACTCAGCCAGCCGGCGATCGAGACTGCCCTTCAGCGCCTGCTCCGCCTGACGATATTCGTCAGAACCGTATGTCCCTTTTGCCTTGCTGTCGCGTTTAAGCTGCTCCAGTTGTTCCTGGTAGTGCTGCTGAATTTTCAGACGCTCTTCGTATCGGCCACGTTGCTGATCGCCCATACCCATTGTGGCCAGCGCCATTGCGTGCTGTTGCCTGACGCGGGATTCTTCGTCAGCGAGCTGGCTGGTCAATGTGAGCGTCTTTTTCTTCAGTTCATTAAGGGCATTCTGGTGTTGCAAATCCTGTTGTGAGATATCCAGCTTCTGTAGCGCAAGCGCGATTTCATCCTTATGTGCCAGTACGCTTTGTTCATCCGCCGTCAGTTTTTTACCGGACAAATCAGCGATGCGCTGCTGAAATGACAAAAGCTGCTTATGCGCTTCCGTCATTTTTTCGGTCGTGGAAAGCTTCGCGGCGGCAAGCTGCCCTTCAGTCTGCGCCTGTTGCTGGCTGTACTGCAAAAGCAGTCGCCTGGCCTCGTCGTTGTGGTAAGTCTTTGGCTTTTTCGCCTGTTGTGACAACGCCTTTTTATGACGTTCATTTTCGCGCTCCAGTGCGGCATTGCGTACAGCAGCATCGGCATACTGCATGGCGGTAATGCGCGCCACCTCCCGTTGGTGCCGCAGGGATTCAGTTTCATTATCCCGGTTCAGCGCGGCATTCTGCTCGTTCCGACGTTTCTGCGTTTCCTGATAATTACGCTCTGCCTGCGCCTTCGCATCCAGCAGGTCCTTCTGGCGTTTCTGTTCCTGAAGTTCGTTCAGCTGCTGCTGATCGTATTCAGTCTGGGAGGAAGACACCGTCCAGGGCGTTTTTCTGCCGCGCGCGATTTTTTCCTGCAGTGTCGCGATCTTTTCATCGAGCGTATCTTCCCGCCCGATATCCAGCATCCGATCCCATGCCCACTTCGCCGCATCACCGACAGCATTCCATGCTCTTTCAATCCAGCCCAGATTGTCGTGTACGTCTCCCATCCGCTTATTCATTTCTTCCGAATACGCGGACATGGCAATTTTCGCGGCATCAGCCACTCTTCCCTGCTCGCCCAGTACCCTGATTTGTTCAAGCTGGGTGGAGGTCAGAAAATGCAGTGTCCTGTCCAGTTCTTTCGCCGCATTCACCGGATCATCCCGCAGGCGTTTAAACTGGCGGATGGTTTCATCCACTGATTGTCCAACGTTTTCCTGCATTCTGGTCGCGGTACGGGATACCATTGCCACTGCCTGCCCGGTAAACGCTCCGCTACCGACCACCTGTGCCAGCACGCCTGCAGCGTCGTGCTGCGTGACGCCATTTCCGGCGAGCGACTTCGCCATCGCATTAAGCTGGCCTGTGGTTTTTCCGGCATAACTCCCGGTCAGAATAAGCTGTTTATTGAACGTCTCGCTTTCCTTAGCGCCTTCATAGTAGGCCTTGCCCAGCCCGTAAACAGCAGCAGCCACGCCGCCAGCCAGCCCGCCGAGCATCATGCCCTTCGGAGACATCAGTTGCTCGATCCACCCGGCGCGGTTAGCGAGCGTAATACCACTTCCCCGCAGTGCCCCGAAATTCCCACGGGCCAGCTCACCAGCCAGCACGCCCAGTTCACGACGGGCAGCAGCGCTTTTCAGTCCTAGCGTATGGGTGGCAGTTCCGGTACGCTCCAGTTTACGGATATAAATATCTGCGGCGCTGCTGACACCCAGTTCAGCCGCCTTCACCCGCAGCAGCTCGGTACGGGAGAGGCCCTGTACCGTCGTCTGCTCTTTCAGGCGGCGTATAAACTGTGCTTTTTTCTGCGTGGCCAGCGCTTCGGCATCGGTAAGCTCACGGGTCTTCCTGGCGGTTTCAGACACCAGCGCCAGATAATCGCCCTGTGAGATATCTCCGCGTCCTTTCGCCTGTCGTACCTGCGCCTGGATACGCTGCAGCTCCTGCAGACCACCGCTTAACTGTTTTACACTGTCAATCTGGCGGTAAAAAGCAGCACTTGTCCTGTCCTGTGCTGCCGCCACAGCCGCTGACTGCGCCTGTTCCTCACGCAGTTTCCTTCCCAGTGCCTCCACCCGCTGTCGCGTCTGATCCACATCCGCCGCCAGACGCGTACTGGCCGCTGCGCTTTTCTCCACAGCGGAACTGTACGCGGTACTGCTGGCAGTCACCTGCTCCAGACTGGCGGACGTCCGGCGCGTCGCCTCCGTCTGCTTATCCAGAAAACGCTGCATCCGGGCCGCTGAACGTTCTGAGTCACCAGCCGCATCGTTCAGCAATTTTTTAATGCGCGGAACTTCGTTTCGGAACTCTGCGCTGTCGATACTTAAATCAATGACCAGGTTCGCTATCTGGTCCATAGCGGACACCTCCGGTAATACCTTCGCCCAGGATCATCAGTTCATCATCCGTTTTTTCGTGCAACGACTCAGGATCAGTGATCAGGCTGAACATTTCTGCATCGTGATGCGTGCCTGTAACCAGTCCGGAAATCAGCGATTTCAGCGTTGCAAACTCCGCATCCAGCAACATGTCACTGAAGCTGTTCTTCCCGAAATGCTCCGCCCACTCACCCAGCTCTGTCGCACTCATTTCCGCCAGCATCTGCCGCCAGTCTGGTCGCCGGAACTCACGCGCGAGCCGCATCACAAACGCCAGCTCCCGGTTCAGGACTTTTCCGGCGTGGTCGTGTCCTTTTCACTCCCGCTGTCGTCTTCCTGCGATGCCGGAAGACGCATACCACTCAGGGACAGAACCATATCAGCGCCACGTCCCAGCGCCTCATAAGACCATTCCAGTCTGACGGACTCATACAGGGCGCGGGCCTCCTCCTCTTTTTTGCTTTCACACAGGGAGCGGGATACCAGCCATGCATTAATATCCACCCCCATCTGCATAAATTCTGTCTGACGCTCTGCTTCCGTCAGGGTTTCAGGCTGTGCGTCATAGTCTGCCGTCCGCTGCTGAATAAACTTCAGATAATCCACACGTTGCAGGGCAGAAAGCTCACTGAGCACGATGGAATGCCCACCGTAGTTAAAGGTGTCTGTATTGAGAAACATGATGATTTTCCATAGAAGCCCCGGAACCGGGGCGGACTGATAAGAGAGGGTTATGACGCCGTCACTGTCACTGCTGCCACCGCGACAAGACTGCCGTCACTGCTGATGCCAACAATATTCACGCTGCCCGCCTTCACGCCTTTAACCGTGGCCACATTATCCTTCAGCGTGACGGTGGCGATCAGCGGATCGGCGGTCGCAACCTGCAGCGTTTTATCTGACGCGTTATCAGGTTTTACCGTAAATGTCAGCGTGGTGGTGGCTCCGGCAGCCACCGTGGCACTGGCCGGCGCAACGGTCACGCCGGATACGCTGACTACGTCAGGTGTATCCTCCTCCGCAAGAGAAGGGCGCCCGACGCCGGTGATTTTTACGCTGCGTGTCATCACCTCTTTGGACGTCACGGTTTTACCCAGTGAACTCAGCCAGCCGCGGAACACATCAACCGTCCCGTTAGGATACCGGATACGGAAGGCGCGAACTTCGCCGGTGTCAAACAGCTCAACCAGTTTTTTCTGTCCGGTCTCACCGGGTTTCCAGGCCAGCGTGGCCGTGGTGTCACCGACGCTTTTCTGCCCCTGCGTAGTGCTTTTCCAGTCGGCATTTTCATCATCAAGATAGTCATCGTCTTCCGCATCTGCACTCATTTCTCCGGGCTGCAGATCCTTAATACCTGCCAGTCGCAGCCAGTCATCATCAGCCAGTGGATTTTTAAACGCATCGCCGCTGCCGGTATACAGCCAGAATGTGGTTCCGGCGCCTTTCGTTTTTACCAGTGGGTTTGGTGTTCCCATCATATCCTCCTCAGTTGGTATAGGTGATCCGGTAAGTAATTTCTGCCATCCCCCACGTTGCCATTTCGCTGTCACGCTGGTAGTCATAACCCAGCGGGGTCATGGTATCGATAAGGCGCTCCAGACCACTAACCTCTTCCAGCGCAGGAAAGATTTTTTCTTCCATCCAGATATCAAGCTCTGTATCAGGAGCCTGAGCCCTCAGAAAAACTGCCGTATGGAGAGTAGCCTGCCAGTCATCCTCATCGGTCATAAGGCCTGTATACTGTGCGTCTGTCAGCCAGACAGCTATTGCGGGTAAATCTTCCTGTTCTACGAAAGCAGGAAGTCCATCAAAAAGAGTGACAGGTGCGCCAGTCACGGATTCCAGCTTTTCCAGAACGGCCCGGCGGATTAATGTGTGTTTGCTCATCGTGAAAGATAAAGCCTCAGTTGTTGTTTCAGGGCATACCCCAGTTGCTTCGGTATTTCCTCGTCAATCAAACTTTGTGTGGCGCTTTCGAATGCCTGAGTCAATGGTCCGGAAAGAGGAATTTTCACTACATCAATTGGATAACGGTTTTTCCCGTTAACGCGTCGCATAACATGCCAGCGTCCGTTAGCCAGTTGCTGAATAAAGGCATCCCGGAACAGATATGGCCCGATTTTCAGCACACTTCCACGATACAGCAGTTTGCCCCTCCGTTTGCTCATCCTGACCTGTGCAGCGCCCAACTTTATGGCGGGAAGGTTTCCCCGGTTAATCCGTATCCGGGCAGAGCGTTTACCGTCTGTACCGGCTTTAAATAACCTCACCCTCTGGCGAACCAGCTTCAGCGGAAGTCCTCTTACCTGGTTATCTCCGGCGACAGTCTCCCGCGCCACCTTACGGGTTGCCACTGAAACAGCTTTCTGCGCCACGCGATTCACAGCCCAGATACTGGCCCGGGGAACCATCTGTCGGTCAAGGCTGTTCAGATTCCGGATCGCATTTTCAAGCCCTTTCATCAGAATGCCTCCGGGAAACCTCGGCCTTCAGGCCGGGGAGGAAAGGAGGCGGTTTTCCAGCTAACTGTTTTTTGCATAATCACATTTTCCTCTTTAATATGTGAAGCCATGAAACGCGCATATAAATACCGGTTTTACCCCACGACTGAGCAGGCTGAGCTTTTAGCTCAGACGTTCGGTTGTGTGCGTTTCGTCTACAACTCCATCCTCCGCTGGCGTACCGATGCGTACTACGAGCGAAAGGAAAAGATCGGTTACCTACAGGCCAACGCTCGCCTTACGGCGCTGAAAAAGGAGCCGGAATTTGCCTGGCTTAACGACGTTTCCTGCGTTCCCCTCCAGCAGTCTTTGCGCCACCAACAAACCGCCTTTGCTAACTTCTTCGCCGGACGGGCTGCATATCCGGCTTTCAAAAGCAAACGGCACAAGCAAGCGGCTGAGTTCACTGCGAGCGCGTTTAAATACCGCGACGGCAAGCTGTACATGGCAAAGAACAAAATCCCCTTAGACGTGCGCTGGAGTCGTCCGCTGCCGTCCGTGCCGTCTACCGTCACCATTTCCAAAGATGCCGCAGGGCGGTACTTTGTTTCGTGCCTTTGCGAATTTGAATCCGCATCACTGCCGATCACCTCTTCAATGGTCGGCATTGATGTTGGTTTAAAAGATTTGTTCGTCACCGATACCGGATTCAGGTCCGGCAATCCCCGCCATACCGCTAAATACGCGGCTCGCCTGGCACTACTCCAGCGCCGGTTAAGCAAAAAGGCCAAAGGCTCAAAGAACCGCGCCAAAGCCCGCTTAAAGGTGGCCCGACTCCACGCGAAAATTGCTGATTGCCGACTGGATGCCCTGCACAAGGCATCCCGCAAACTGATTAACGATAACCAAGTTGTTTGCGTCGAATCCCTGAAAGTGAAGAACATGCTCCGCAACCCGTCGCTATCCAAAGCGATAGCAGACGCGAGCTGGGGCGAACTTGTGCGCCAGCTCCAGTACAAAGGCGAATGGGCCGGGCGGTCAGTAGTCGCCATTGACCAGTTTTTCCCGTCCTCAAAACGCTGTAGCTGTTGCGGTTTCACCATGAAAAAAATGCCTCTTGATGTTCGTAAATGGCAGTGCCCTGAGTGCGGAACTGACCACGACAGGGACGTTAACGCGGCACGTAATATCAAAGCTGCCGGGCTGGCAGTGTTAGCCCACGGAGAGCCTGTAAATCCTGAATCGCTCAAAGCGGCTTAGGTTCGGCTCGTTGAAGTGGGAATCCCCGTCCTTCAGGGCGGGGAGCAGTCAAACATTCCTCCCGTCCTGCGCCGGTTATCCGTCGGCGGCTCCCCCCTGCCCAGCAGAATAATACTGCTGTCTCCACCAGCCGGAGTGATGCGATCCACCCAGAAGGTGTCACCGAGAATGGTTAGTGTGTCCGGGCGCTTCAGATGGACTGTCAGGGATGTTTTGACAAAAAATGTAGGCTTGTCCCCCTCAATCCGGACACCTCCGGCGGCATACGACACACTTTCAGGATCGTCAAATACGCCCGTAAGCGTGGCCCCTGCCAGAACGCCGGAGGTTATTGTTGCTACCGTTCCCATCACCCGGAGGATGGCATCATCAGCCTGAGAAATCGCGGTATCAAACAGGTTTTCGGACTGCGACATATCGCCACCCTTACAGTTCAATAATAAGTCCTGCAGCAATCAGCTCGTCCACATCGTGTTGCGAAATACGCGCCGGGTTTCCCGCCATAACCATATCCAGTTCCCGGTTACTGTCCGGATCGATGGCGCAGATGTGTAGTGTACGAAGCGCCCTGATAAGTACCCGTTCGGATCTTTGCCCGATCCCGGGCGGCACTATGGATTCATCACTGTCATTTTCCACAGCAGGCAAATGCTCCGCCTCCGCCTCCGCCTCCGCTTCCTCTTCCCATTCCATGACACGCTGGCTGAGTTCAGCGGCGCTCCCGGACACATCCGGATCACGACCAAGCCGCGTCGCAAGCTCCCGCAGACGCTGTATATTCTCTTCTTTTGTTGCCATAAAAGATCCTCCCGCAATTTGTAACAATAAAGGCCTGAATCAGGCCTTTTGGGATGCTTAACCGACAGTGACAATGACAAACTCATCCGGGTCCGGCAGGACCATCAGCGGCGCAGACTGCGTCATGGTATATTCATTCGCCGGGTCCCCCACCGTCAGCCAGTGTTTGGGATAACGGGTGGCGGCAACAATACCCTCCGCGAGCGCCTGTGAATCCTGAATGGCACCATAGCAGCGGATACCTTCTGCCGCCGTATTTCCCAGAACCAGAGTCCCTTCAGGCAGGTAACGCTTTTCGGTCCCGTTATCAGCAACATAGGATGTTTTAGCCACCACAATGGCCAAATCTCCGTAATACCCCTTGAACGACACCACAGCCCCAAGGTCCTTCACCGCCGTTTCCAGCTGAGAATTTGAACCGCGGCGTGTATCCAGTTTTTCACGGAACAGCTTAAAACCGTTCAGCAGACGCCAGACTTTCCCGTCCATCACGGCAATATTGATCAGACCGGATGCCTGGTCGCAGTACATATCCAGATCATAAGTCGGGTCAAAGGTTTCCCTGTCCTGCTCTGACCATTTTTTTACCTGTGGCCTGAATAATGTTATTCCCGGCGGAGCGACCAAAATCCACCTCCACGGTGTCAAACTGCTCGCCCTGCATGGTGTATTTCCCGTTCAGCACCGCACTGACGGCCTGCATCTCCTCCACCTGGACGATGGCCTTCTCTTCCTGCTTCAGGTTATCGGTCAGAATGCGCAGACGACGGTAGGCCGGATCGTTAAGCCTGGCCGGGTCTTCACCCGGCAGACGCTCAACAACCTGCGCATAGTTAACTTCATGCTTCGGTTTGACATACCCCGGACGCAGTACGCGCGTTTCCCCGCCGCGGTTACGCAGAACCTTCCCTCCAACCACCGGAGATACATAAGCGGCAATCGGTGTTTTTCCGGTAATTTTGTCCAGCATGACTTCCTGGGTAGGAAATGTCACAGTACGGCGAAAAAACAGGCTCAGGAAGAGTGGGTTAAATTTAACTTTCTGCTCGGTATAACCCAGCAACTGGCGGGTGGTAAACAATCCCATAAATGGTGTCCTCCGGACGTTAAATACGATAAAGGCCGCTTCGCGGCCTTCTTATTACGGTAAAGCGGCGTGACTGACGGCGCTTCCGGCGAATGCATTTGCCTGCTTAATGGCATCCACACTCTTCGGCCATGCCAGTGATTCTGTGGCAAAGGTGCCGCTCTTCCAGTACGTCAGCAGGTTTTCCGACCCGTCCAGCTCAAGGGCCAGAACCCCGACCGCCGTTCCGGCCTTCTGCCCGTCCCAGGCCACCAGTTTCCCGGTGGTATCATCCAGCATCAGGGGCGTCAGCATCGGTGTGGCCGCCGTTATCCCGCTGACTCCCGTTGCGGTATGTGCCGGATCGTTACCGGCGAAAATGCGGTTATCCGCACGTTTCTCAATAGTGGTGGTAAATGACATACTGTCTCCTTATCAGGTGGCTGAAGTACCGGGAATACTCATCAACAACGTCGTTTCGGTATCATTACTGTGGCCTTTGCCGCCGGATACGGGGTCCGGGGAATGAGACTGCATGAAAGCATCAAATGCGTTGTTCATGCTCAGCCCCGCATTACCGGATTTGTCCGGCGCGGCAGCCAGCAGGTCACGGGCCTGATCTGTGGTCATACCAGGCATGACAGCCAGTTTTTCCGCCAACTCTTCACGGCCTTTCGCCTCATCAAGCGCCATCACGGCATCATAAAGTGACGTTGCCGCAGCGATCGGCGATGCTGCCAGAATGGTTCTGGCCTGTTCCACCGTCATCTCCGGCATGGCCGCCAGTGTCTGTGCGAGTGTTTCCCGACCACCAGCTTCTTCCAGGGCAAGGATACGGTCAGCGGTGCTGGTCGTATCCGCCGGCGCGGCGGCAGCCAGAATAGACTTCGCCTGAGCAACGCTCATTCCCGGCTGCCCGGCCAGCATCTGTGCCAGTGCCTCATGCCCCCTGGCCTCCGGGCAAACCAGAATTCCCATTACGCGCTGGTTTTCCTGCGTGACAGCGTCAGCTGCACTTAATTCAGGCATAGTGCCTCCTGTCTTGTTACTGTTGATAGCTTCTGCCATCACGCCGATGGCGTCAGCAGCATTCACCATTCCATCTGCCAGTCCGGTAGTGATAATGGCCTGCCCGTCATACACTGCCGCCTCCGTCGCCATTACCGCATCGACAGACAACCCCGTGTACCGGGCCACTTTTTCTGCAAACATCTTTCTGGCCTCGTCCATTCGCTGCTGGTAGTCGGCATGGACGCTTTCCGGTAATTTCTGGTTGGGCGTCAGATCAGCCTTGTGTGCGCCAGAATAGATAAGGGTGATATCGATCCCTTCCTGTTTCAGTTTTTCGGCGTAACTGGTATGCGCCATCACCACACCAATTGATCCCATTCTGGACGTCTGGGTCACAAGACGGTGCGAACAGGCTGCCGCCAGCAACATGGCCGCCGAACAGGCTGTTTCATTTGCCAGTGCCCAGACAGGTTTCTGTTCGCGCATCCGGTAAATCATGTCAGCACAGTCAAACGCCCCGGCAGCCTGACCGCCGGGACTGTCAATATCCAGCAGAATGCCTTTTACCTCCGGATCTGAAACCGCCTGTTGTAGCCGGGCAGTGATACCGTCATAGCCGGTCATCCCTGAAAAGGGACGCATTCCGCCGAGTTTATGAACCAGTGTTCCGGTCACGGGTAATACCGCAATACCGTTCACTACCTGATAAAAACGTGCCTGCGGCTTTCCGGTCGCCATAAAATCGCCCGTGACCAGTGCCATATCCGACTGATCCAGACTTTCGTTATTACCGGGAATGTGCAGGCTGTTAATGCCTGACTCCCTGCCCAGCGCGCAAAAGAAAACCCGCGCATAGGCGGGTTCAAGCAGCAACGGAGCACTGGTTGCCTGGCTGATGATGTGCGGGAGATTACGTTGCACGCTTTTCCTCCTCCGTCTGACGGCTCGCCGCGATCTGTTGTTGATAGGTATCGGTGATCCATACCGGACGCGAAAGTCCGGCTGTCCGCCGTTCTTCGGATTCCCTGACCTGCTGGCGGAATATCTCCTGGTAATCCTCGCCCATAATGGCGAGTTCTTTTTCATAGGTACTCAGCCCGGCCTCAATACGCATCACGGCTTCCTGAACCTCCTTGAGTCCGTCAATCGCCATACGTCCGGCACCAATCCACTCCGATCGGCTCCAGCTGGATCGGGCCTCCCAGAAGGAAAACCTGGCCCGGGGTGCCCGGATAACTCCCCGTATCAGCGCCTCCTCCAGCCAGCAGGAAAACATTTGTGTCGCCAGCCGTCCGGCAATGAACCGGCGCCGCCCCAGGAAATAGCGCCAGGACTCATTGGCAGATGCGCGGGCGCTGGAATAGCTGACCTGAGAATAATCACGCGAAAGCTGCTCATAAGAGACCCCCAGCCCGGCGGCAATATACCGGAGCAGCGCCTGCTCCAGCGCCGAAAAGCCATTATCGGAATCCTGCGCAGTCTGCAGATTCAGCTCATCACCCGGGTACAGGTGGGGAATTTTTACACCTCCCAGTTTGATACTGTTGGTACTGTAATAGCGGGCATAATTTGCGAGCATGTTAACAAGGGGCGTATCTTTGTTATCTGCCGCCGTGATGTATTCAAAAGCTTTCTCGGAATCGAGTTCGCTTTCGATCGTGGCGGCGTACATGGCTTTGACAATCGCGGACTGAAGCTGCGTTGCCTGCAGGGTATCAAGCATCTTCAGCCGCTCCATCACACTGTAAAACTGATTGGCACCGCGCGTCTGTCCATCCTCAACCGGCTCGAAAATATGTAACATCGCGGGTCGTCCGGACGGCAGAAAACGAGGAATACGGGTCCAGCGTTCCCCACCAGCCACCGGCCAGTCATCATCACAGACATGATAGGCGAGGGCTTTTCCATTCCGGTCCGTTTCCACTCCTGCGCGAAGCTGGCGGTTTCCGCGGGCATACCCCGGTGTGTCCACCCGTTTCGGACTGACAGCCTTGAATCGGGTACGGAAAACCTGCGTGGTTTCAGCGTCCCAGACAGGCTGGAGAAAAATTTCACCATTAAAGGCGTGAACGCCCACGCCTTCACGGATGAACTCTGTAAAAGTACGCTTCCCCTCGGCATCCATTTCGCCAAAAATACCATCGCAATATTCTGTCCATGCAGCTTCAACCTCATCCACAAAACTCTTCGCTGCGCTCTCACGCATACCAAGATAGCGCCAGTTTGGACGATAGCTGATAAGAAACAGGTGTCCGACAATATGATCCTTGTGCAGCGCCACCGCATTTGCTGCAATACCATTATTACGGACCAGATCATCAGCCCGCGCATTGCCGAGGCGCAACGAAGGCAGCAGCGCGGCATCCACGCTTTCCGCCGGGGGCATCCAGTCAGCCATCTGTCCGCCGAAACCGATCCCCCCGCCGGTGTATCCCAGACTTTCCCGCAGCGGCGTGCCGTGAACATCCACCAGAACCGGGGTGCGCTTCACAGTCTCACCCCCACAGGTGCCCGGCGGCGACCATTGCACAGTGACGCCTCAAGTTCCGCGACATATTTTTTCAGCTCCCCCACCGATGTCGTGGTAAATTCAACCCGTCGCCCGTCTTTCTGAACCGTCGCCACCCGTTTTCCCGTCATCAGGTCATGCAGCGCGACGCGGGCTTCCTGTAGCTCAGTGATTGTTGCCATTAACTCCTCCTGCCAGCATTGCGGCCAGTTGTTCAAGTGTCGGGGTATCCTGCTCTTCGCTTTTCCTTGATGTCGCCAGCGCCTCCAGATCCAGTTGCCAGCGCTGCACAGACACCCGTAACGCTGCACTGGCATAGACAAGACAATCCAGCGCTTCGTTACGACGTCCTTTGGCATCCCATAACAGCCGGAATTTTCCGTTAACCAGTTTCTCCACCAGCTCTTCGGCTACCAGTTGCTTCGCTTCCACCTCCGTAAAAACATCCGGATTATCCGGAAAGCGGATCGCATAAGGCGTGGCTTCGTCGGCAGGCGCAGTAACCGCCCCCATTCTGGCGTAAAGCATTTCTTTGGCAGTATCAGTACCGATTTCGCACAGGAATACCCCGCTCTGGTTGCGTTTTTTAGGCATGGTAATAACGGGTTTTCCGTAAACGGAGGCCCCTTTGACAGGCAGCACGCGGAAAATGCCGTGTTTTTTTGAGCGTTTATAGACGATTTCTGCATCGATACCGCCGATATCCCAGCAGATACGGGAAATGGAAATATCCGTCCCGTCAGCATGACGATATTTTTTATTAATGACGGCATCCACACGCTGCAGGGTATCTTCATCATCATGCCGTCCCATGATAATTTGCTTATCAATAAGGAAAGCCTCTTCGCCCGGCGCCCAGCCCCAGACATACATTTCATAACGGTTACGCTGGGAGTCGATACCAGCGGTCAGATACACCACCCGCTCCGGAACCGGCGCCGCATAATGAATCACTTTTTCCAGCAAAAGCTCATGGCTGAGTTTTTCGGCCACCGCCTCTTCATAAGGCTCGCCCAAAGTGGTGTTTATAAAGGTTTTCACACCATTTGGATCTTTCAGCGCATCCAGCCAGTCATAAATAATCTGTATCCAGGTGGTAAAGGGACTGTAAGCCGTCCAGATATGAAAGGTAATGGATCGTGGCGGCGGAACCTCCTCACCGGACGCGCTGAAATAAGCCAGTCCATCGCGTGTCCACATGCCTGTGTTATCGCAAATCCAGCGGCCTGCTTTCTGATCAAGTTCCGATTGACGGATCACGCATCCATTATGTTCACAAAGGTAATACACCGTCTCCGGCTTGCTTTTCTCCCATTTCAGACCGAACGGCGTACTGCCATCACCGAATTTAAGGTACTGCTCTTCGCCACAGTGCGGACACGGTACATGAAAACGCATAAAATGCGCCGATTCATTTGCCGCCTTTTCAATCTGGCATGACCCTTTGACTTTTGGTGTGGAGCCCCGAATGGATTTAGGCCAGACAGAACCTTCAATACGTTTATCCCCCAGCAGCGTCGGCGAACCTTCTTTCTCGACATCCGGCTCAAAAGATGACAATTCGTCATAGCAGACCACATCCACCGATTTTTCACGGTAGTTTTTGGCTGCTGCACCGCCGAGGCACCAAAACCCGACACCGGAAGAAAAGCGTTTCAGGGTAAGCGTGTTATCACGATGTTTACGCCCGAACCAGGGGGCCAGCTCCAGCAATACAGGAACATCCCTGATAGTCGGCTCCACGTGGGATTTCATAAAATCCTCAGCGGATGAGTCGGTCGGCTGGAACAGCAGGCTGTTGCGCGACTTGTGCTCTATGAAATAGCCTTCCACCCCCAGCAACATTTTGGTATAGCCCACGCGGGCAGACTTAATGAGGTTTACAACGCGGATCAGTTCATACCCCATCGCGTTCATTATCGCTACCTGAAACGGCAGCGTTTCCCATTTGCCGGGGGTGTAGGAGGACTCTTTTGGCAGATAGTAATACTCATCAGCCCACTGCACGGTGGTAAGCGGTACGGGAATATGAAGCGCTATCAGCCCGTTAGTTATGGCTCTGTTGGCATTATTCGCCCTGCGCTCTCCGGAAATCATCGGTCCACTTCTCCACATCCGCTATCGTGGCGGCCCTGCCTGACGCCCTGGCGATTTCCGTTCTGACCACATCGATGTGCGACTGGCACAGATCAGGATATTTGCGCTGTAATACCAGCGGTACCCTTGACAGTATCCCTGCTATTTCCTGAGCCACCCGTTGCAGGATGTAGGTGAACAATTCGGTCTCAAGAACCAGCCCTTCGCGCTCAGCATTTTTAAGTTCCTGCGCATCCGCCTGGGCTTTTGTCAGGCGGTAGCGCTCATAGTCGATGGTGCCGGGATTAAGATCTGATTCCGCAGCGGCACGTAAATCATCAACCTCTTTACGCAGCTTTTCATTTTCAATAGACGCATCACGCTCCGCGTACCATGAAATCGCTGCCGCGGTGTCGAACACTGCTTCGTTACCTTTTCCTCCTCCGGAAACAAGTGGCAGCCCCTGGCTTTGCCAGGCTGTGACAGTTCTGACGTCACAACCAAAAATTTCAGCCAGTTTTTTTTTATTCACGTTCATGGAAAAGTCTCCCGGAAACAGGAAAGGATCTGCGACCTTCGTTTTTAACTAAAAACGTTATCCAGCAGATCCTTTCTTTTTTCTAAAAAAACCTTTAAAAACAGGAAATAAACGATAAGAAGAACGGATCTGGCTTTTCCCTGAAAATTTTCATAAGGAGTGAAATCCTGCGACGCTGCCGCCCCGTAACAGACAGAATTCCCGGAAAGGACCCTGGAAAAAACCGAACACTTATTGTTATAATATAACAATCAATCATTTTAACGCTGACTGAGGGTCTTACATATGAAATTCAAGAGTATCGCTAAAACTGTTTTTCTTTTTGCACTGCTAACCTCAGCTGGCTTTGCGACTGGTAAAAACGTTAATGTCGAATTCGATAAAGGACAAAATAGCGCCAGCTATTCCGGCGTAATAAAGGGATACGATTACGATACATATAACTTCCAGGCCAGAAAGGGGCAGAAAGTACATGTAAGTATTTCGAATGAAGGCGCAGATACCTACCTGTTCGGGCCAGGAATTAGCGATTCCGTTGACCTGTCCAGATATTCATCTGAACTGGATGACAATGGCCAGTACACGCTACCGGCGTCCGGAAAATACGAACTGAGAGTACTTCAGACACGTAATGAAGCCCGTAAAAACAAAGCGAAAAAATACAGCGTCAATATTCAGATAAAATAAATGCCAGCCTGGTCAGGGGATTCGCTCCAACACCAAGCTTTTCAGCCACTGGGTTATTTCATGAGGTGTACCAGTTTTTAGCGTCTGGTTACGCTGCGTTGATACATGAGGTCTTTTTCTTCAGTACCATAGTATGCGACATATGTCCGTATATCCCCTTATAAGACATTTTGTGCTCTTTATGACACCCTGCAGGCCGGAACCGTAACCGTCCTGCGGGAATTTTTTATTTGCACTGCGTCCGGATGTACTCCTGCAAATACTTCAGTTTTTCCTGATCGCTGATGATTCCGGCGCGGATATCGAGAACGTTTTGTCCAGCAACTGGAGAGAGTTCGACGGTGGCAGCATTGCCCACGCGGCGGGTACTGGCGGTTTTGGTTGTGGTTGGCACTGTACAGCTTCCTTCGACACGCACCCGGCTACCAGCAGCAAGGCGGCGCTGCAAATCAGTATTCCTGTTTTGTGCATCAGCTAGTTCCTTTGTGTATTTTGCATCGAGGACGGCAACGTCACGCTGGCGCGTTTGCATATCGCTGATAGTCTCGTTAGCCATCTTCAGGTTGTGAGTAACGGTATCACGCTGGTCTTTGTACTTCACGGCGTTACCGTGATAGTGACTGGTAGTCCAGCCCAGCGCGGCGGCCAATATAAGCAATGAGACTATTACGCCAGTAGTTATGCGGTTCATGTCACCACCAACGGATTTGCCCTACAAGATAGCCAATAGCAGCGACAAACAGTACCAGCCAGATCAGGATAAATTTCCAGTTTGGTAATTGCTCAATCATTAGTCGCAACTCCCTAATCAGTTTGCTAATATCAATCACAGGTTCTCCCTTGCCTTCATCAAGGTGCAGAAACAGAAAACCCCGACTGTTTGCAGCAATCGGGGTTTTCGCTTTTATATCCTTCGTAAATCAGAAATCGGCAGATTTTGTGTTATCCGTCCCTGGGGCGCCATGTCATTTTTTGGTGAATTATTCCGCTGACAACCATTTATTGATCAATCCCCCAGCACGCCAGCGCCGACTCCTGGTCGCGTCGTATCACCTGGCCGTAACACTGATTTTCCCGGTTGTGGCAGTCTTTGCCGCCGTCATATACCCAACGGCGGATTTCTGCACACGCTCCCTTACGATCTCCTGCGTTCAGCTTTCTGTAGAACGTGGAGGGCAGACATTTACCCGGCCCAATGTTGTACGGGCAAAAACTGGCGATCCCCACTTTCTGCGGCCCGGTCAGTGGAACATGGATATTTTTATTGACCCACGCCAGCGCTTTATCCCGCTCGATGGCGTTGTAATGGTCGCACTGGCTTTGTGTCAGTCGCTGGCCTTTCACAACGGGTTTACCATCGATACGAGTCACGCCACGGCATACTGACCAGACGCCTCCGTTATCACGAACGGCCACCAGCGTATTTCCTTCCCGCTCCTGCAAAAACTGGTCGAGTAGTTGCGGTGCGCTGGCACCGGCGGCAATCAGCGCCAGCATGGCGGCGGAAAGACCGTATTTAACTTTTGTCCTGAGCGCCATTACTGCCCTCCGGCATTTCAGATACCGCCAGCATTTTTAACGTGCTGTCATGGTCGTTTTTTTCCAGAATCCGGGCGATTAGCCTGTTACGCTCCTCCATCGCGGCAGCCTGCCTTGCCTGAGCCTGCTCTGATTTCTTTTTGTAATGCTTATTGACCAGAAACGTACCAATACCCAGAACAATACCTATCAGCGCGCCGTAGTCGTTTAACGTCCACTGGGCGCATATGCCGCTGATTAATGCCCAGATGTAGGCCAGCCATGTCGTATGTTTATCCATTGTCATAACTTCCCCTGTCCGGGAAATGGACTACCCGGATGTCGGGTAAGTGGCAAAAGAAAAGGCCGCGCAAAATGCGCAGCCTGGGAATGAGCTCTGCTCTGTAGCGGTGTATATATCCTTCTGATATTGTAAATTTGCGAATATCACAACATAGAGGATATATGGATATATATGAGCGGTAAGACTTTTTACACCCTCGACAGGGCTGGAACGTTAGTAGAAGATGCTCGTATTGATTATCAGGATACTTTTAGCCCGATCGTCGAACTTAAAGAGCATATCGAAAGCCGTTTCTGGCAGAAAGTATCAAGGCACGGTAATAATTACCTTTTCAACTACAATATCAACCTTCTAAGTTCAAATGAAAATTTAAGCGTTTTCATGGAGATGTTGCTTGAAGAAAGAAGACGTGCAAGCTTTCCTGATAGGCCATCACGATTTCGATCACTTTTTGCCTGTGAGACTGTCCGCGAAGCGGCATGGTTCCGGGGCTCAAGCAAAGCCAATCTGAGCACAGCGATTTATGAAGTTCATTCTGAGCTTGTTTGTCACAGGGCAGATATGAAGCTACTCAATGTAAACTGTACCCCTCCAGAAATGTCACACCGACTGGATCTTTACTGGCAAGGTAAAACAAAAGAATTGTATCCCGGCTATGAACCATTTTGGGAAGTACTTGTACCGTTGCCTGCAATCATTGGTAGGAGGATTCAGGAATAACGGATTGTTGTCCTGACTCCGTTTTTACTTCCGTAGCCAAAATAGCTCTGACCCAGCTTTAATTCCTGGATAACTTTTTCCATTGCTTTCAGCGCATCCTCCAAATGATAACAGTCAACTTCAAGCACAAACGTTTTGAGGTTGTCGCTGTTAACTCCCGGAAACAATGAGTGGCTGTGTTGACCCGGTTGATACATAGTGTCCTCCTGAAACGACAAAATCCCGCGACTTCTGCGGGATTTTTTTGCAAAATAATGCGGGAGCCAATCCCCGCTATGCGGCAGTGGTATACAGAAAATCAGGGGTATGATTTACGCAGCTAATATTTCAAACCGTCTTCCAGGCGCTGCCAGCGCGTTCTATATCTAAGCTGGGGGTTGTAACGGCCCCGACAGTACTTCTGCTTCACCGTTATGGCAGATATCATCGCCTCTTGTCAGATGCCAGACACCGACAATAAGCTGTCCTGAATCCAGGTCATCTACAGTGTCATTCGTGTAATACGCCACCTGTACAACACCTACATGCTGAATCCAGTAGTAGCCTTCTTTCATACGTCCTCCCTCACTTTGAAAGAACAGTATAATTATCCTGTAAAAGCTTCCCGGAAAAAGAAGTAACAATCCCTCTTAGCTTCTGGTTTAAACACTATGACGAAATAATCACTCTTAACAGCATATTTAATTTTTTACGATTGTAAATGTTTGATTATTTGTTACAGATAAAAATATTTTTAAATGATATAGCAACTACAAAACCTCAAACCGTGACCTGGTGCCTTCTTTTTTGGGTACCCGGCTGAGTCGGGGTACGTTAGTCCTAATGGTCTTAATTTAAAAGAAAAGAATAATGAGCGATAGTATCGTCCCTTTGTTAACCTTAAAACCTGATATGTATCAGCAGGAGGTACTATGCGGGGTATCGGAGCTGTTATCCACTTTCGCCCACCGACAGGCAGCAGCGCACCATCCCCCGACGTCAGCGAGAGGTGGAACAGTATCAGAGACTGGTTCTCCCTGCCCGTTCAGGATGAGGCCGCACAGTGCTTTCGCGTTTTTTATCAGCCGGATGAAGCCATGACTCCCTCCGACAGGTTGAAGAACTTTTTAAAACTGAAAGCACTGGCCTCTCCGGGACGCCAGGATAATTTCACCACAGAGCGAATACTCGGTACCGGTGAAACCATCTGCATGATTGCCTCCGGTAAAAACAGCGACTTCCCCCCCGTCACACTTCACCTGAGCGACCAGGAATGGCATATGACACAATCTCAGGAAGAGACGGCTGACTGCACAGTATTGCCGCTTAGCGCTGGTAACCCGGCAGCGACCACCGCAGAAGAGAGCACCGGAGCAAGCCGAAAAGGAAGCCGCATTACAAATACTCAGATTCAGGCATGGCGGGACCTGTCACCGGAGGCGAAACGAGAGGCCGGCGGCTGGAAAACATGGGCGCAGCCTCAGGGGATATCCATCAGTTGTGCTAAACAATATCTGACAAATACAGGGCTGACCTCCCGCGGAGTGGAGCGGCTGCAGCCGCCAGGAGAGAAGGGTTCCTCCATCACAAATGCACAGATTCAGGCATGGCGGGACCTGTCACCGGAGGCGAAACGAGA